GCGCCCCCGAGTTCACACGTGCTTCCCGATAGGGGGAAGAATGCTGTACCAGCGGCGTTCAATACAATATTACCCCCTGCTCCGTTATTCGAAACTATATATGTATTGTGATTTGTTTTCGTTCCGGTGAATCCAATAGTAGTACTCGTTCCCAACATCTGAGTCACGGTTGACTGAAGATTAGTAGCAGCAATCATATTTCCTATTCCAATCACTTCGAGCTTGTAGGCAGGTGCATTCGTCCCAATTCCTACGTTGCCGGCAAAATAAGCACTGCCATCTCCTGTAATATGTGCATATTTAGCTTCACCGGGAGTGCCAGCATTGCGTGTGACAGATATCATATTATAATTAAAATTTCCCTGCGCGGTATTAGATTGTAATTCAAGAAATGCACGATTTACATACGGAGCGCTATTATTCTGGCCGCCACCCGACGTTGTAATTTTAATAAGAGAATCTAGACCGAATTCATTTGGATTACCATTAACAAAAAGTGAAGGTCCTGAATTTATCACTCCTAAAATATTAGAAGATCCGCGGACGTCAAGTTTCGCGTTTGGATTAGTCGTCCCGATGCCGACGTTGCCTGTGGCCGATTTTTGAACGAAATTAGCCGTTCCAAGCAAGTCCCACGACGTTGTATAGCTCGTGGGTGCCGTGCGAGGGTCGGCGGTTCCTTCGATATTAATAAAATTAAAAGTGTTCCATATAGATTTAATATCAAGATTAAATCCGTTGTACCCCGAATTTCCGTATTGGATATACAGGTCGTAATTTGTGCTCAACGTATTGCTGACCATGAAAACATTCATGGTCGAATCTACAGTTCCGCCGGTAAGTTGTGAATATTTGTACCCTCCAGAGGTTCCGCGATTCGTAAAATCAGCCTTGAGATAACACGCGTTGCCCCCTACGCCGCCGCCGCCTATAATCCCCTCGACGTGCAGGCCTCCCAGATTGCCACTGTTCCCATCTGAAAGAACCGACCCGAGATATCTGAAAAGTTTACTGGTTTGAGCACCGGTACTTGTACCCGAAACTGAGTAAATAGAATAATTAAGACCGCCGCCAGGTCCTATATAGTTTATATTCAGCGGAAGACCTCCACAATTCACGATTTGTGCGGCCCCTTGACCTGTCTGCGTCTGGGCACCGCTTAACGTGTAGACGTGAAGCTGGCTCGTGGGACTCGTCGTCCCGATGCCGACGTTGCCGTTAGCCCCCACGAACAGCGCCGTAGCTCCGGTGGTCGTCTGGGCGCTGAACACGTTGCCCGTCCCGAACTGTCTCACGGTCAGCGCGTTCGCTGAAACTGCATTGCCGGTGACTAGGACCGCACTGGAGTTTATGAGCGTCGGGACCGTTGGGGCCCCCTGATTGAAGCTCATCGAGTACTATTACTTGGCGAGATTTGTTTGCGTGACTTATTCCGATGGCGCCACGGGCCACACGATCGCGAACGGGTCGGTCTGCGTCGTCACATCTCGCAGGGCCTGACGGTACGCGGCCCACTCGGACTTGTTTGGAACCTCGTAATCCGTGACGCTGCACGTCCAGTCGGATTCGTAGAGCTTCTGGCGCTGCTGGGCGCGCACGGAGGTCCATTGGGCGTCGAGCTTTGCTTGGACTTTTGCGGGGTCTGTGACGAAGGTAAAGCCGCCCTGCCCGTCGGACTCGACGCCGAGTGTCTCCTGGTCAGCGCCTTCGGGGACTGGCAGCGTGATGAAATCGACCCAAGGGCCCACGAGTATGGAGTTCACGGGGGTCACACCGACGACTTTGACCTCGACTGGGTCAATGACGGCGTCCATTAAGACTAGTCAAGCTTAAAGTTCGGCCAGTGCAGCTATGTAATATCCGGCCGTACCGGCAACAGTACAGACTGAAGCAGCGTAACCGGGGGTCATTGTAGCCGCCGACGCGTTAAAACGCATGACGAGAGTGTCTATTGTGTTTGGATCCTGTTGCGTTACGGAGGTGACTGTCCAGTTGCTTCCGGTCGACTGGATTAGGAACGACCCTGAAGTTGCTAGTGTCGGTATACCACGCATAGTTACTGGTAGACGATATAACACGTCTGCTGCTGTACCCGACCTCACGTGACCCACTACAAACGGTGTACTTATGGTTGTAGTCGCTGTAAACTGATAATAATACCTCTGACACAGCGCCAACTCGGTCGCATACGGCCGGACCTCAAACGGTGTGGCGACTGTGCCTTTCTCGAGCTGGACGCCTGTGAATTGAATATATGTATTCAGGGTCGCGGCCCAGTTAAAAGAACCTGTGTAACCGGTGGACGTTGTCGCTGACCAACCAAGAGTCCCTTGAGTAGTTCCGAGTGATGAAATAAAAAGTTCAAGCGCTCCGCTACCCCCGGTACCGAATGCAGTACCGCTAGGGGGTGGCGGAATGGTGAATGTGAGGAACTGCCACGTGCCCGTCGTCGTGAACGGTGCTATGTACGAAGTGCTTACATTATAGTTTCTCAGAGACATGTGAGACGTGCTCCCGGCGGGCATGTTTGACCTGTACCAAAAGCTCATGGTCGCAGGTGCACCGAATGGAGTTCCCCACTTAAAGTCCTGAATAGAGTATCCTTCGAGGATCGTCATGGGTTGTATATACAGGTAGCTGCTACACGCGGTCGTCGCGACTAAGTTGGCCGCGTACCTGAAACCGTATTGATATGGCGTGTCCGACGTGGTCAGTGTATTTTGCGTGTACGTGATGACGCCGGTCGTGATGCTACTATTTATTTTGAATCTATCAACGACAAATGCACCTGTACTCGTGCTACTCACACCCCTCTGCGCGATCCGCATGTCCCCGTTGATGAGCGCATTCCGGAACATCAACGGATTCCCACCAGACACGGTCCCTGAACACACAATGTCCCCAGCAACCTCCAGCGCGCGCGTCGGATTCACGACACCGAGACCAACCCGGCCGTCTGGTGTGATGTTGACGGACTCGATGGAGCCGTTGAGGGTCCATTCTGTTATGTTAACTCCTAAACCGCTGCTACTGAATATAGAAGATACAACAATTCTGAAGTAATTAAACGAAGCACTTGACGCGACAACAAATGAAGAAGTTGATATGGTCGTTGATATATTTTGATTATTCACGAGATACCAACTCGTACCATCGCTCGACCCGAGTATATAAAATAATCGGGGTGTCGCCGAGGTCGCGTCTGACGTGATGGAATAATTTAATAGAACAATTGATGAAGGAAGTTGAATTTGAACCCATTCACCCCGGTAGGGCGTTCCATTCACATCCGTTGTAACAACAGATCCGGTATATAATGTGGCGTTATATAAAGTGGATGAATAATATCGTGATGAACTAGATTTATCAAAAGCTCTCCACGCTCCACTAACACTATCTCCGTTAAACTCACTAGACGCACTCGCCACGTAGACGCCCTGTCCGTAGCCTGCGTTCAGAGCGGTCGAGTAACTAGTCATCGCGGCTGGAGGAAAGGCGAGGACCTGACCCGAGTTTGCGCCGGCAAACTTTTGCGTCAGGACGCGACCGGGCGCCGGGGCATTGCGTAGGAGCAAAACAGTTCCGTATGGCGTGCCTGCTTGGGTGACGCCTTGGATTGGCTGGAGCGGGCCGGTCGGTGGGGTGAATGATGACGTGTAAAGGGCGGCGCCCGATACGATGCGGAGGTTTGATATGTAGCCGGGGAACTGAACGCCCGCCGTGCTGGTCCAGTTTGCGATCATAGTGATACTTGAAGATGAATAGAAGGGGACACCTGATAGAGTTGGCGCCGTTCCACCGACCGTTCCGTTCAAGAACACGCGCACGACTCCTGAAGCATACGTGGCTGCTATATGAACCCACATGTTTGTAGGAACTGTCCCAGTGTATATACCCTGATAAACTGTAGGACCAGCCTGATTATAAACATTGAAAACAAGTGAACCAGTGTAAGCGAAAATTCCCCAACTGTAAGCGGTGCCGGAAGTGGTGTTCGGGGCGCGAATTATGAGTGGCGTGGTGCCGCTCGCGGCAAATTGAGTTATGTAAATCCACGCCTCGATTGTCGCGTCTTGGTTTCCACCGGTCCAGATGGGTACATTCTGTCCTAGATTTACATAAGCCCCAGTCCCCCCCGGAAAGTACAGAGATCCTTCATTCGCAAACGGCCCCATTGCGCTATACGCGACCGTATTCGCCGTGGTGGCCGTGTTCGAGACGACATAGGCCGGAATGTTCAATGCGCTCGATGAAAAGTCTTGGGGTACGTAGACGCCCGCGTTTTGGGGGCCGGTGAGTTGCGGCGCGATCAATGGGTACTTCATCGTCGTCGGCTGCGCGATCTCTAACGGCTGAGCGGTGTCGGCGGTGCCGTAGAGGGTCAATGAAAGTGTTAGATAATTGGAGTTTATTGAGTTTGTAAATTGAGTTACAAATCTAAAATATGAAAAAAGTATGGACGTGGCTGCGAATGTTGCCGTCGTGGACGCCGGGACGCCGTTTACTATGTGGATTTCAAACCAGTTCTGTCCGTCATTAGATCCGAGAAGAACGCCCTTTAACGGGAACTGATTAATATTGTTATTTTTGAGTGTATATGACGTCAGTGAAACACGCGTTGGGACCTGCAATTGCATCCATTCTCCGTTGTAAGTTGATCCACCGACTGAAATAGTCTTGGCGGATCCACTGTATCCAGTTGTTGTATAGGTGGGTGTTGACTGCCAATACGTCGAGACAACAGACCCCATGGCCTTCCACACCTGCACGGTCGCGTCGAACTCAGTACTTGCACTCGCCACGCAATTCTGACTCACGTACCCAGTCATGGCCGCAGGAGGCCACGGAACCACGTTGGACGTGAGCCCGATGGAGTCCATGAAAACCTTGCCGTCCCCAGCCACGGACAAAGCGGGAGCCCCGTTGATGTCGCCCACTTCGAGGGTCTTGAGCGGCGCGGGGGTTGATAGCGCGAGGTAACTCTGGTAAATCTCGGCGTCGGTTAGGGAGCGGTTGTAGACGGCGAGGGTGAAAATGGACGCATTTGCATTGTTCCATGAGCTAGCAGCTGCAGGCCCGGCCCCAATGGTTGTAAAGTTCATGACTGGGGGATTTGCCGCGATAGCAGAATTAAGTCCTGTCGTTGACGCAACTTGAATGCCATTGATCCATATTGATGCTGTTCCAGATGACACATTCGGGTCGTAGATGGCCGCACACACATATGATTGGTTTTGGACAAGGGTTGAGGGTGAGTTCACAATGAATTTCAATGAACTTCCTATGTACACAGCAAATCGAATACCCGCATTGACATCATTTCTCATAACCTGAATGTAATCGCTTTCTGTTGAATTTATCGCCGCACAAAAGATGCGTTCGTAGGCTTTGATAGTGGTTCCATTAAATTGAAACTCAAAAATACAGCAGAACCCTTGCGAATACAAATTGAACGTCTGCGGCCCGAAATTCATGAACTGCTTGAGGCCTCGGTCGAACACGAGCGCGCCGTTTTGCACGGTCGGGGCGTTCTGGCCGGCGCGGGCGAGCATGACGGTCGTCCCAGACGCCGCAATTGTGAGAGGAGCAGAAGGAACAGTAAAGCTCGAGCCCGTGTAGAGAGCCGCGCCGTAGGTCACACGCGCGTCTGCTATATAGCCGGTTGTGAAAGCAGTTGCGTAAGACCCAAGACCGAGATAGTTGTAAGTGGAAAAGGGCGTCCCGACAAGCGCTATTGTGGTGGCTGAAGGTGCTGTGAGTGAGCCGTTGTTATTGGCGTTTGAGGTTTGTTGAATTCCGTTAATGTACAGACTCAGCGGACCGCCCGATGGTACTGATACGGCGACGTGATTCCACGTGTTGAGTGCCAATGAGATGTTCGTATTGGCTGACTGAAAAGTCCCACCCGTGTACCCGTAGTAGTAAAAGGTCAACTTGCCATTAGGGTCGGCTCCTAGCGCCCACGCCGACGAATTGGTTATGGAGGGGGCAAAGGCGCCGAGTGCACACGGGGCGCTGACAGTAGAACCCGCCGCAATGGTGCTTCCAGCAAAACTCGTGTAATAGACCCACGCTTCGGCAGTGAGACCAAGACTCCAGTTGTATGAAGATCCTAGCGTCACTGAAATGTTGGACGTGTTCACGCCCGGGAAATACATGGACCCCTCCTTGTACAGGTCCGCAAAGGGCGACTGAGTCACGGCCGGGACAGATCCGCCAAGTGTGAATCCCGTCGCCCCTGCACTCTCCACAATTGCATAAGACCCAGGGTTTTGGTTCGTGGGGGTGACCAAAGAACTGCTCGCCACGATCATGGCGTCGCTCGGCAAAGAGTGAGCCCGGACTGAATCGAGCGTCTGGACCTGACCAGTGGTCAGTGTACTCGCTGATATCAATGAGGTCATTACTACTCTTGGGGGAGAGGATTTTCTAGGTCCATGACCAACTCCCCACCCCCCTCTTTATATTCGCAAAATTTGAGGCGAAGTTCAGTTCTCTGAGACCGTGATGGTCTACTCAGGTGTCCCCTTATAGCCTCACACGTCCTACGATAAAGCTCTGATCTCTTCCAGAGCTGCCATCCCGCGAGGTTAGGCCTGGTAGACATAAACAGCCCGGTATTTCTCTCTACGAAAGTGTAATATTCGCGCCACCGCGTCCAACTCTCGGTGAGATGTGACACGCATTTTTCGAGAAATACACTCCTCACCCACACATCCACAAATGCACAGAGTGGAGCCCTACGCAATTCACCGCCAAAAATGTACCAAACGTGATTGACATCTAGATTCGGAAGACATGCGAACGGGGTGGCTGTGTTCATCACGTCAAAAGCTTTGGACATGACGTGCGTAAATACTATGAAATCATCGAGAACGACTGGGGTGACATCTACACGCGCCAAATCACCCAGCGGCCTGCGATCCTTGAGATTCCGTTCCTGTACATAAACATCACCGGGACCGCGATCGCACGGGTTTTTGCGCATCATATGAGATGCGAGTTTCTCCCGAGCCTTTGATGGATACTTGTGGGTGAAAACCCGTTGACATTTTGGACACGTCTCCATTACCCCTCTCCAAGAAAATAAATTTCCCTGGAACGTCCGCCTCTCCGGGGTCGCTCAGGATTCTGGGAAGTCCAAGAATTGGGCCCATCGCCCTGGACCTTTCGGTCGGCTCTAGGCTCGCGAGCCATTCACGAAAGTGGTCCGGGCATCTATCACCAAAGCACGGCTCAGATGCCTCTGAACACCAATCAATATTGCACTTCATACTTACTGAGAGGTACTCTGAATTTTTTAAGACTTCCTTCTTTTTTCCTAAGACCCCCCTCCGTTCCCAACTCCAAACTTTTTCTATAAACTAAAAAACTTGAAACAAAATTTTAAAATTGTTTCCATGGGATGGAAATAATATGATTTCAGACTTCCTTCTTTTTTCCCAAGACCCCCTCCGTTTCTAATTCTGAAATAGTATTAAAAATTTTAAAAAACTTTATTTTGTTTTAAAGTTTTTTAAAAGTTGTGAAAAATAAAAATTGTAATTGGTTTTTGAAAATTCTCTACACGGGCGTAACCTCGGGCACTGGTTCCTCCTCAACGACCGGGACCTCCTCAACGACCGGGACCTCCTCAACGACCGGGACCTCCTCAACCACTGGGACCTCCTCAACCACTGGGACCTCCTCAACGACCGGGACCTCCTCAACGACCGGGACCTCCTCAACGACCGGGACCTCCTCAACCACTGGG